GTCTCCCAGTCCTGCGCGAAGTTGGTATCGTAAGCCGCCGCGTAGAAGCATGCGCGATCCCGGTTCAGATTGCCGTCCGCGTCAGTATAGGCCCACTGCGCCCATTGCTCGGTGGCCTGGTCATATACCAGCGTCTTGTTAGCAGCAGGAAAACTCCAGCAGATGAAGGTATGACCCTCGATCTGGAACGATGACGCGATGGCGTCAGCAATGGTAGCGTAACCCTGTACTTCTTTCTCGATGGCGTGCGTAGCAATACGCATGAAATTATACCCGTCGGTCTTGACGAAGATGGCATGACCCTGGTTGTTCAGCGACAACCAGTACAGCGCGGCGTCAGCGAACACCATCGAATACTTACCGCCGCAACCATAGGGGATGAAAGTAGAAGGGATGCTCTCAAATGGGAAGTCCAGCGCGCCGCTCAGGAACCACGGCTCAGTAGAATTCTTATTGCCGGCCAGCCATAATTCCTTGGATCGGATACCCAGCGTGATCAAGTTGTCCGCGTACGCCGATTTGGAAGCTACGTCCAGCGGGTCGAACGTCAACGAATTGGGCTGACTGATGACGAAGTTCTGGGTATTAGGCACAGTATTAAAAATGAAGAACGTCTCCAGATAAGCCACCACGTCGGCGCCAGTAAACAATCCCGATACGTCCACGATCGGCGCCATAGCATAAGTATTCATGTCGATCGAATAACCGGTAGTGGTGCCATCCACCAGCGCCACTTCGGCACCGCCCGTGACGCCGTTGTCGGCCATTGATATCGGGGTGCCCCCGGCCTGGATGTTGCCAAGGATATTATAATTATAGGCCACATGGATCAGATAGACGGTATCATTTACTACCGCGTACAAATCACCATTGGAAGCGCAATAGATGCCCCGCCCCGCCCCGGCCACCGGGGGCTGCCACCGGGAGATCTTGCCGGGGCGCCCATAGTGAGTGGTAGGCATCGGCGCCTTGATGTTAGACGGGTTGTTCTCCAGGTACAGATTGACACATCGCTGACCGGAGGCGATGATGCTCTTGGCCTGGTAGGCGCCTGATAGGAGCGGTATGCCTTCCACGTAATGACCTTATTTCTGGCCCCAGACGCCGTCCGCCGGACAGAAGAAATACGCGGTAGCATTGCCAGCCACGGCAACGGCCTGAGTGTTCACGGCGCCGTTGACGGTGTCCAGGGCTCCAGTTGCCTTATTGACGTTGGAATTGGCGTAAATGTTGGCCGAATTGGCCGTACCATTGAGCACCGAAATTTCGCGACCATGGATCGCCTGTGGCAATTGCGAACTATCGTTGACCGACGTTACGACCTTCAATCGGATCAGCGTAGCTTCGACCCCGTTAACTACGCCCCCCATGACAGGGGCGCCTGGCTGCCCGCCACCGGCCAGACAAGTAACATCTTGGCATATCAGATTGTCACCACCGGCCAATCCCAGCAGCCAATCTGCGTCCTGTAGCCCTTTGCCCGTCCCTACCCGAGGCGCTCTGCCGATACCCATGATCTTCTTCCTTCTGTTATAGTCGATCGCGATTGCGACGACTAGTTACCGAACTGATCGGAATAGATGTTATATCCCCCGCCCCGCTGCAACAGCGCCGCAGGCATACTGACTTCCGGTAATTGCAAGTTAGCCTGCTGCACCACGTCGAGCGCGTCATTGGCCTGTTTGTTCAGTTCCAGATCAGGTTTACAACCCTTACCATACGCCTGTCGCAGTCGCCGCGCCAGATTAAACTTCATGCACGGCACGTAACCGGCTGGCAGTGCGGACATGTCGGTTAGCAAGGTGATGATGGGCACCGAGCCCTTGGTGGTAATATAGATCGAGTACTGACCGGACGGCGACCCCCATGGATATACGTATAGTTGCCCCAGGGGCATCGCGGTATCTAGGAACACCGCCTCCGGAAACGATGCCAGGCCCTTGGTGTTGACACGGTCGTATTCCTCGCGGGCATCGATCACCTTGAGCGGCGTGTCCACCTGTAACGAACCTACATTCTGGATCTGGCGCACGAACGCCGATTCGATCCGGTTAGGCCGGGGCGACATGTTGTAATTGCCGCCCGGCCCGACGCTATAGGGCGTGGTGCGACCGTCACTGACGAATCCCGTGTTGAGCATGTCCCACTGCATGAACCGCTGGGTATTCCACTGGTCTATCATGTCGTTGAGATCGGCCAGCGCGTCCTGAGTATCGGTTGGGGACGGCGTAATCCCACGGCCAGTAATCCCGGACTTGTATAATGCCTGCTTGACGACGTCTAGACCAGTGGTCATGGGTTAATGCTTCTTCTTGAGTGGGTTGTTGGACTTGGGCAGCGTATCACGCAACCCCTCGCCCTGAGCCGGGGATGGGGTCTCCGTCGCCGGCTCGTCCGCCGGGGCTGAAGCCCGCACCACGCCTGCCAGGCCCCTGGACGGCTTCTTCTCGGGCTCGGCGAGGCCAGCGGCTCTCAACCGGGCGCGCAGATCCTCAATCTCGCTGTCCTTGGCCGCGATGGTGTCGGCCAGCGCGCGGGCCGGCGTATTGCGCTCGATCTCCTCGGCCAGTTCCTCGTTCATGGACTTGAAATCCACTTCGTCGGCCGCGTCGTAGAACACCAGCACGCCGCCGGATTCATCGATGACGATGGGCCGATTGCCGTCGAGCAATGGCATCTTGGGGTATTCCCGAAACACGTAAGGCGGGAACTTGGCTGGATTGGTGTAATCCACCAGTGGAATTGAACTGCGGATGTCGTGCGGCTTCAGGATTCGCTGCTGGTTGCTCTCGGCGTCCAGTCGCGCCCGGGTGCGCTCGGGCAGATTGACCTTGGTTACTTGCATTGCCATCATGTGTTCCTTAAATTGCGGGGCCTTCGCTCCCCTAGGGGACTATACTGTCTTGTCTGCGCCATTGCCCGCGCCGGGCTTATGAAAGGCCTCGTCCTTGTCTTCTTCGGCCTCGGAAGTTGAGTTTCCCAATACGGTCGCCGTAAATTGCAGATCGTCGTGATGGGACTTGGCCTGCGTCGTGATGTCGTCCAGGCCTTGTTCCAGGTCAGCACCTACCGCATCAAAAGCCTGGGCCTTGACGTTCAGGCTTTCGATACGCTTGGCCACTTTCTGCATACTGGCCCTGAGGCCTTTGATTTCCAGGGGCATTTTTATTCTCCTCAGGGCAAGTGCGACACGAAAAGCAGCGACGCGGCAGGTCAGCTGTGCTATGGCCTCGGTAATGTCGTCGGCCATAGCACTGTCGTGTTATTGCGGACGCTTCCTGGGCGCCGGGTACGGCTTGGGGTCGACCGGCTCCGGATCGTCCGAGAACTTCTCGACTTGCACCTGGTCGCGCCCGACCAGACCATCGCCATGAGTCTCGACCAATTCCGTGCCGTCATCATGGACCCCGTCATCGTGAGTTTCGACGAATTCCGGAGCAAGCGGCCCTTCTTCAAGAATGGCTTCGTCGTGCGCAACCTTGTTGCGGTCTTCCGCAGCGATGTTGGGGTCGATAGTGGTGTTACGCACGTCGTCCTGATGGCCCACCACACCGTGGTTCCAGTCCACGCGACCATCGTAGTTTGTAACCAGCGACCCCGGATTGCGATCATGCGCCGATTGACCGTCGGAATTGAAAATA